GTTGGTATGTGTGAATATGGTAATGACTTTTTGATTACATTTGGATTTCAAGATAATGCTGCTTATCTTCTCAGAGTATCTCAAGAATTTGTTAAAGATTTTATTTTTGGAGACTTGAATAAAAAACCATGAGTGTATCAATAATTTGTGCATGTAAGAATAGAAATGCACCCCTCAAAATAGCTTTATCTTCATGGTTATCATTTTCTCAGATTTCGGAAATTATTATTGTTGATTGGAGTTCTGATGAATCATTAAACGATCTTACAAATTTAGATTCTAAAATTATATCTGCACCAAATCAAGAATATTTTAATCAACCAGAACCTCTAAATCTTGCATTAAGTTTGACAACAGGAGATTACATTCTTAAGTTAGATTCTGATCATGTTATCAATCCATATTACAATTTCTTTGAAAAATATAATATTGATAAAAATAGTTTTGTTAGTGGGCAACAATGTAGCAAAAATTATGAATTTTATAATCAAGAAAAAGATGCTTATGTAGTAGATCATACTCAAATGTCATTTAATGATCTAAGGAAGTATTTCAATTATTCCATCCCATATTATAGGCATTTGTATGGTCTTCTTTACACTACAAAAGAAAATTTAATTAAGATTGGTGGATATAATGAGAATTTGGGAGAATATTATGCCTTTGAAGATGATGATATTTATCGAAGACTTGAACTTTTTGGTTTAAATCACATTAGAATAAATTATGATCATACATTTTTTCATATTCCACATCCAGACAAAAAACGTTTAGAACATTTTAAAGCATACCATAACGACAATGAACTGAATTGTAAAGTTCATGAGGCAGTACATTCACAAGGATATTATGGAGATGAACTTGAATGGCAAACAGATTATGCAATAACACAAGCCCATATTAAAAAGAATAAGAAACTTCACCTTACAGAAGATAAAAATTATTATTTTCAATCAAAAATTAAATGGAATATTAATAAACTCAACAATCAAATCTATATTGCAGAAAAATCGTACATGAATAAACTAAAAGATTTTCCAACAGCATATTACATATCTCTTGAGGAAAGTGTAGATCGTCAAAAAAATATTACCGAACAATTTTCACAATACGGAATAACACCTATTCCAATTATCTCAAGAAGATTTGCCGAATCTAATGATATTGTGACGGGAAAATATCTTCACCAATTAAATGCAGGAACAACTGGATGTTGTGTTTCACATCTTAAAGCAATTAAAGAATGGTATAATACCACCAATGAAGATTATGCTTTCTTTTGTGAGGACGATTTAAGTTTAGAAACAGTAGAATATTGGAACTTTACTTGGCCAGAGTTTGTATCAAATCTTCCTTCCGACTGGGATTGCATTCAACTTTTACCAATAAGAGGAGATTATTTGGAAATAAAGTTGAGAGAAAGGTGGTGGAATGATTGGTCAGTTACTGCATATATTCTTACCAGATCTTATGCTAAAAAAATAATTGATACTTTTTGTATTGGCAATACATATAATCTTGAATTATCAAATCAAGATATAATGCCTCTAATTGAGAATATCATTTATTCTTCTGGAAAAACTTATACAATTCCATTGTTTGTAGAATGTACAAATTTTGGATCAACTTTTTCTTCAGAGGATGATGCCGATGTGAAAGATGGTCAAAAAAACAACCACTATTACTCTCAAGAATTTTTATCAAATTGGTGGAAAACTCAAGGAATAAACTCTAATATTGAAACTATTATGAACAATCAAAAAACCGAATTAGAAAGACTTCTAATCACATATGCAAATGATACTGAAGATTCAAAGATTAATTTTTTAATAGGTCTTTGGTATGAAAGAGAAGGACATACTGCTCCTGCTCTTTCATATTTCCTAAGATCTGCAGAAAGATCTGATGATATTAATTTTCAATATCTTTCACTAATCAAATGTTATTTTTGTTATGAGAGACAAGGAACTAGAGATAATACTGCAAAATCAATATTACTACAAGCAATATCAATTTTGCCCAGGAGGCCTGAGGCATATTACCTAGCGTGTAAATTCCACGAAAAAAGAAATCAATGGTCAGATTGCTATGCATATGCATGTCAAGCATTAGAAGTATGTGAGTTTAATTTGGAAGAATTAGAGTGTGATGTGGAATATCCCGGAAAGTATGGACTATTCTTTGGTAAAGCAATATCTGCATACTGGTGGGGTAAAGGAGATGAAGCAAGAGAAACTTTTAATTATATTCTTGATAATTATGATCTTCCATATGAAGATAAAAAACTTATTCACGACAATATAATTCGTATTGGAGGTGAAATTAAAAATACTATTGATAATATTTTTAATGATGACTTTGATTGGGCAAACTTAACTTATTCGGATATTGTAACCATTAAAAGAGAAATACGAGACGAAAATGTTTATGGATTCTGGAAAGAGGTTAAGCAAAATGACATTGTAATGGATATTGGTGCTAGTGTGGGACCGTTTGTTTCTTCAATTTTAAATAAGAATCCCCAAAAAGTTTATTGCGTAGAACCTTCCAAAAATTTATTAAAGACTCTCTCTAAAAATTGTTCCGAATATCTTTTAAATGCCAAGCAAAATCCTTTGATCTATATTAATAAAGCAATTTCCGATGAATCATTAGAGAAAGTTAATATTTTTGGTGGAGAAGATAACTTTGAAACTACTTCATTCAAGCAGATTATATCCGACTATCAAATTGAACGCATAAACTTCTTAAAAATTGACTGTGAGGGGGGTGAGTATTCAATATTCAAAGATGAGAATATGAATTTTCTTTTAAATAATGTTGACTTTATGGCAATTGAAATGCATCTAAAATATGCAAGAGGCAGAGATAATTTTAAAATTTTTAGAGATAATTATTTGACTCAATTTAAAAATTATAAAGTTATGTCTTGCACTACTCAAAATATATCTCACGGAAATTCAATTGAAATTGCACAAAATATATTTGATGATAACTTTATAGAAGAATATAATTGTGAATTTATGATTTACATTATGAATAGATAATATATAACAATTTTGTAAAATTTATGGAACGTTTTTCTAGAGAAGATTTTGAATCAAAAGTTGACGAACTTGATGAGAGATTTAATAGTGGAGAATGTTTTTATGTTTATGACGATATTGAAGATCTTTCGGCCATAATTATACCAAACTCTTTGAAAAAAGAAGAGATTGAATCCATTAAATCAAATCATTTGGATGTTGACAATTTTGTGATATGGGAAAAACTACCAGGAAAAGCATAAATAAAAATAAAAATGCCTAAACTGAAGTCTCACAAAACAGTTGAACAGATTGCAAAGAAGCATAATCTTGATGTTTCTTTCATTCAAAAACAGTTGGATATGGGAGAACCAATAGAGCACGAGCATACCAAAGATCATACTCTTGCGACGGATATTGCTCTTCAACATTTAGACGAAATTCCTGATTACTATACCAGACTTAAAAAAATGGAAGCATCAGCAAAAAAGGAACATAGAAAATTCAAAGATGTAAAGGAAGCATTAGACGAGCAAAGATATTGCCCTCTTTGTGACAAAAGAGAAACAAGATCAGAATGTTCTTATGGTGGAAAAGCTTGGGATAAGGTTTCTGTGAAAGATCACGAATATTCTATGGCAAGATCAGAACTTGCTACGATGTCAGATGCCATAAAGAGACTTCAAAAGAAAATGGGCAAGGGTGAAGGAAATATTGAGGCTTGGGTTCAATCAAAAATTACCAAGGCAGCAGATTATATTGATACTGCTGCCGATTACGTTGCAAGTAAAGAAATGAAAGAGCACAGAGGAATTGTTGCAGAAATTCTCAAGGATATTCAAGAAGAAGATCCTTGCTGGAAAGGATATACTCAAGTTGGTATGAAAGATAAGAACGGAAGAAAAGTTCCAAATTGTGTTCCATCAAAAGGTGTTCCAAAGGCAAAGGGTTACAAGAAAGAAGATGTAACAATTGAAGATGTAAATGGAAATACATTTGCAGAAGTTGTTGATGTTATCAAACCAGAACCGATCAAAGGATTTACGCAGCAAGTAGATGAAGCAACTCGTCTTCCTGCTACAACCGGCAATATTATTTCGGTGATGTTGAATTGGAGAGGAAAAACCTATGGAACAAAAATGTTTTTCCCACAAACAAAACTTCCATCAAGAAAAGATGTTGAATATGAAATTCAAAAAGTTTATCCTGATTGCAGAATACTGACATATAAGGTTGCAGAATTTGTTCCAGGACAAGCACTCATTTATGTGGACAATACAAAATCAAAAAACTATTTGATGAATAATAAGACTATTGGTGAAGAGACAATTGAAGAAGTTGCGGCGTGGCAAAGAAAGGAAGGAAAGTCAGAAAGCGGTGGACTTAATGAAAAGGGTCGTAAGTCTTATGAAAGAGAGCATCCAGGAAGTGATTTAAAAGCACCTCAACCAGAAGGTGGTTCTCGTAGAAATTCCTTTTGTGCCCGTATGAAAGGCATGAAGAAGAAACTTACATCGGCAAAAACAGCAAACGATCCAGATTCAAGAATAAATAAGTCACTTAGAGCCTGGAACTGTTAATACAGTATGTCTGACGTATATCTTGGTAATCCGCTTCTAAAAAAAGCAAATACTCCTATTGAATTTACAGAAGATCAGGTTCTTCAATTTATTAAGTGCAAAGAAGATCCAGTATATTTTGCAAAGAATTACGTACAGATCGTAACTCTTGATAAGGGATTACAACCCTTCAAGATGTATCCATTTCAGGAAAAGTTGGTTAACAACTTTCATAATAGTAGATTCAATATTTGTAAGATGCCACGTCAGACTGGTAAGTCTACAACTGTTGTGTCTTATCTTCTTCATTATGCAGTATTCAATGATAATGTGAATATTGGTATTCTTGCAAACAAGGCAGCAACCGCAAGAGAACTTTTAGATCGTCTTCAGACTGCGTATGAAAATCTGCCCAAATGGATGCAACAAGGAATTATATCTTGGAACAAAGGTTCTCTTGAACTGGAGAATGGAAGTAAAATCTTGGCTGCTTCTACTTCTGCTTCTGCGGTTCGTGGTATGTCTTTCAATATCCTCTTTTTGGATGAATTTGCATTCGTTCCAAATCATATTGCAGATTCATTCTTTGCTTCGGTATATCCAACAATTACTTCTGGTAAAAGCACAAAGGTTATTATAGTCTCCACTCCTCACGGTATGAATCATTTCTACCGTATGTGGCACGATGCCGAACGTGGTAAAAATGGATATGTATTCACAGACGTTCATTGGAGTGAGGTTCCTGGTAGGGATGAGAAATGGAAAGCAGAAACAATTGCAAATACCAGTGAACAACAATTCAAGGTTGAGTTTGAATGTGAGTTTCTTGGTTCCGTTGATACTCTAATTGCACCATCCAAACTCAGAGCCCTCGTATACGACAATCCTAAGACAAGCAGCGGGGGTTTAGACGTACACATAGATGTACAGGATGGTCACGATTACCTAATCACTGTAGACGTTGCTAGAGGGGTAGGAAACGATTACTCAGCATTTACAGTTGTTGATATTACCAGCTTTCCACATAAAGTTGTTGCAAAGTATAGAGATAATGAAATTAAACCTATGCTATTTCCGAGCATAATTTACGATGTTGCAAAAAGTTATAACAATTCATATATCTTATGTGAAGTAAATGATGTTGGTGACCAAGTAGCAAGTATTCTTCAGTATGATTTGGAATATCAAAATCTTCTTATGTGTTCTATGAGAGGTAGGGCAGGTCAAATTGTCGGACAAGGATTTTCTGGAAAGAAAACTCAACTTGGTGTGAAGATGTCCAAAACCGTTAAAAAAATTGGATGTCTAAATCTCAAAACAATGGTTGAGGAGAATAAACTAATCTTCAATGATTATGAAATTATGAGTGAACTGACAACATTCATTCAAAAGCATAACTCATTTGAGGCAGAAGAAGGTTGCAATGATGACTTGGCAATGTGTTTGGTAATTTATGCCTGGTTAGTTTCACAGGATTATTTCAAAGAACTTACAGATCAGGATGTAAGAAAGAGATTATATGAAGAACAAAAAAATCAAATAGAACAAGATATGTCACCATTTGGATTCATTTCAGATGGATTTGGTGAGAATACTTTTACTGATGTTGACGGCGATACCTGGCACCTTGATGAGTATGGAGATCGTGCTTATATGTGGGAATATATGTAAATCAGTTTTTTAATAAATATTTTTTAGATAAACTGAGACTTTACGGAGAAAAACATGGCGACTCCTCAATTATCTCCAGGCGTACTCGTCAGAGAGGTTGATTTAACAGTAGGAAGAGTTGATAATGTTTTGGATAATGTTGGAGCAATTGCAGGACCTTTCCCAATTGGGCCTGTAGATTATCCAATTGATATCGCAAACGAACGCGATCTAATCAATACTTTTGGCAAACCACTTTCAACAGATGCACAATATGAGTACTGGATGAGTGCATCATCCTACCTCTCATATGGTGGTATTCTTAAGGTTGTTAGAACTAGTGGCAGCACACTCAATTGTGCAAATGCTGGTGTAGGAATTGGAACGACCACTACACTCAACATTAAAAATTACGACGATTATCAAAATAATTTTTCAACTGCAACAAATTTCACATTTGCAGCAAAAAATCCAGGCTCTTGGGCAAACAGTTTAAAGGTTTGCTTTATTGATGATTTCGCTGACCAAACGATTGGTATTACTACCACAAATCCATCTGCCTATGGCGCAACTATTGGATTTGGAGTTACAACTGCACTCACAAATGCAGTAATTCCTGGTGTTGGATCAACATCATTGTTTACTGGGTATTTGAAAGGGATTATCACAGGAGTTACCACTGATTCCACAAATGGAAACAGTACAATTGATATTCACGTTGTTTCTAGAGTTTCTTCTGCAGGTACAGAAACCCCAATCAATTATTCTCAGGGAAATACTTTTGCATCATTTGCAACTTCCCAGACTTTGCGTTTTATAAACAACTCCGGTATTGCAACTGGAAACACCTCAGCAGCAGGATTTACTCCCGCAACGGTTGTAGATTGGTACGATCAACAAACTCTTGGTCTGACTAACGGCACTGTTTATTGGAAGTCCATTGCACCAAAACCAGTAACTACAAGTTACACTGCAGGAAGAGGTGGAGAAGGAGATGGTATCAACATTGCTGTTGTTGATGATTTTGGTGCAATCACCGGAATTCAAGGTTCAATCATTGAGAAGCACGTAGGTCTTTCCAAGGCACTTGATGCAATTTCCGCAGTTAATTCTCCACAGAAAATCTGGTACAAGAATTATATTGCAGATTTCTCATCAAAAATCTATGCAGGATATAATGCATCTAATGGTGCAGATGCATTCTGGGGAACTTCACCAAGAGCAGTTGCATTCTCCACTTCATTCACTCCAGTAACATCTGGTGGTGGAGTTTGGGGACAAAATGCACAGGGTGTTACATTTAATGCAATCGGTAACAAGACTTATACCTTAACTGGTGGTGTTGATTACGCTGCTGGTGGTGGAATGGCAGCAACTCTTGGTGACCTAACAACTTCATATAATCTGTTTAACAATAGCGATAATATTGCTGTTGATTATTTGATTATGGGTCCTGGTTTAACCAATGAATCAGATTCACAAGCAAAAGCAAATAGTCTAATCTCAATCGCAGAATTGAGAAAGGATTGTGTAGCAGTGGTTGGTCCTCATAGAGCAAACTTGGTAAATATTACCAATACGGCTACTCAGACCACCAATTTGATCAGATTCTTCAGTTCACTTTCTTCATCGTCTTATGCGGTCTTTGATAGTGGATATAAGTACACCTATGACAGATTCAATAATCTGTTCCGTTATGTTCCTTGCAATGCTGATATTGCAGGTTTAATGTGCAGAACAAATATTACCTCATATCCTTGGTTCTCTCCTGCAGGACAACAGAGAGGGATCCTGAATAATGCAATCAAACTTGCATACAATCCTTCTAAGGATCAAAGAGATCAACTCTACCCATTGAGAATTAATTCTATTGTTACTCAACCTGGAGTTGGTACTCTTCTCTTTGGAGATAAGACTGCTCTTGGATATGCATCCGCATTTGATCGCATTAACGTTCGTCGTCTGTTCCTTACAATTGAACAAGCACTTCAAAGAGCAGCAAATGCTCAACTCTTTGAACTCAATGACGAACTTACCAGAGCAAACTTCAGAAACATTGTTGAACCATATCTTCGTGATGTTGAAGCAAAGAGAGGTCTTTATGGATTCCTCGTTGTTTGCGATACCACAAATAACACTCCTGATGTGATTGATAATAATGAATTCCGTGCCGATATTTACCTGAAACCAACCAAATCTATTAATTATGTCACTCTTACCTTTGTTGCAACTCGCACAGGTATAAGTTTTGAAGAAGTTGCTGGTACTGTTTGATTTAAAATAAATAAATTAAAAGGAGAATCCACAAATGGCACACAGTCTTTCAGATTTTAAATCAACACTCACAGGGGGCGGAGCTCGCGCCAATCTATTTCAAGTAACATTAACTCTTCCAACTATTGCTGGATATACCAAACCATCAGAGTTTGATAAAAACTTCAGCATATTATGCAAATCTGCAGCTCTTCCTGCATCAAATATTGCAAATGTTGATATTCCATTTAGAGGAAGAATTTTTAAGGTAGCAGGAGAAAGGACATTTGATACCTGGCAGATCACTGTAATTAATGATACTAATTTCCAAATTAGAACTGCAATGGAAGAGTGGATGCAACTTATTGGTCAGTATCAGGATGGTAGTGGCGTTACTACTCCCACATCATATATGCAAACCGCACAGGTAGATCAACTCACAAGAAAGGCCTCTGATCAAGGAAAAACAGGAACTACCGGACTTTCTGTTGCTAAAAGTTATACATTTTATGACATTTTTCCAACAAATGTTTCTGCAATTGATTTATCATATGATACTGCAGATGCAATTGAAGAATTTACCGTAGAATTCCAGGTTCAATACTGGGCTCCTAATGGAAAATCAAATACTTCTACTACTCCTACTACTCCTTAAATTTAACTACTAAATAGTAGAAATAAATTAGAATTTGATTATGGCAAAATTGTTTGGATTCTCTATTGAGGATACTGAAGCACTATCACCCACTACTCTATCTCCGGTTCCTCCCAATAGTGAGGATTCCGTAGATCACTATTTGAGTAGCGGGTTTTTTGGTTCGTATGTTGATATTGAAGGAGTCTATAGGACTGAATTTGATTTAATCAAAAGATATCGGGAAATGGCACTTCATCCCGAGTGTGATAGTGCAATTGAGGATATTGTAAATGAAGCAATTGTTAGCGATACCAACGATTCTCCCGTACAAATTGAACTTTCAAATCTAAATGCAAGTGACGGCATTAAGAAGAAAATTAGAGAAGAGTTTAAGTATATTTTAGAACTTCTGGATTTTGATAAGAAATCTCACGAAATTTATAGAAATTGGTATATTGATGGAAGACTCTATTATCACAAGGTAATTGATCTCAAAAATCCAGAAGCAGGTATTCAAGAATTTAGATACATTGACGCAATGAAAATGCGTTATGTACGACAGGCAAGGAAAAAGGAAAGCGATAAGTATAAGATTTCATCCAGGACTGTTGACAATCCAATGGATTTTGAGTTTCCTGAAATTGAGGAATATTTCATCTATAATCCAAAGATGACTTATCCAACAGGAACTCCTGCACCTGGAGCTCTTGGTGGTTCTTCCAGTGGAATCAAGATGTCAAAAGATTCCATTGCATATTGCACTTCAGGACTTGTAGATAGAAATAAGGGGTCAACTCTTTCATATCTACACAAGGCAATCAAGTCACTCAATCAATTAAGAATGATTGAAGATAGTCTTGTTATTTACAGACTATCTCGTGCTCCAGAAAGAAGAATTTTCTACATTGATGTTGGTAATCTTCCAAAGGTAAAGGCAGAGCAATATCTTCGTGATGTTATGATGAGATATCGTAACAAGCAAGTATATGACTCTGCAACCGGAGAAATTCGTGATGATAAGAAGTTTATGGCTATGCTTGAGGACTTCTGGTTACCTCGTAGAGAAGGTGGTAGAGGAACAGAAATCACAACTCTTCCTGGCGGACAAAATCTTGGAGAAATCACTGACATCGAATATTTCAAGAAGAAACTATATCGTTCATTGAATGTACCTCCATCAAGAATGGATGGTGAAGGTGGATTTAATCTTGGACGTTCATCAGAAATTCTACGTGATGAAGTTAAGTTCACTAAATTTGTTGCTCGTTTGAGAAAGAGATTCTCGGCAATGTTTAGTGATATGTTGAGAACTCAATTAATTCTCAAGAACATTATTACCCCAGAAGATTGGGCAGTAATGGATGAGCATATTCAATTTGACTTCCTGTATGATAATCACTTCTCCGAACTCAAGGATGCCGAACTTCTAAATGAAAGATTAAATATGGTCCAGGTTGCAGAACCATATGTTGGCAAATATTTTTCACAAGATTATCTTCGTAGAAAAATTCTTCGTCAAACTGATCAAGAGATTATTGAACAGGATCAAATTATGAAAAAGGAAATTGAGGATGGAATTATTCCAGATCCAACTATTCCAGTTGATCCAATGACAGGAATGCCAATGGATCCAAATGCACCTCCTACACCTGGAATGGATTTGGGTAAGCCAGTTATGGAACCAAATATTGATAGTCAGGGAAATGCAACAAAAGCAGACGGAAAAATTGCAGAACTTCCCAAGGGTGGGGAGATATAAATAGATTCAGTTCCAACTTATTGTATTAAAAAATGGATGATTTAATGGATATGATTGCCGCTGATCAATCACCATCACAGATTAGCGATAAAATTAAAGACTTGCTCTTTTCAAAATCGGCAGAACGAATTGATGCTTTCCGTCCTATGGTAGCAAGTTCGGTATTTGGTGAAAATGAAGAATCCGAAGAAGAAGAATACGAGGAAGAAGGCGAAGAGTGATAGATAATGACGGGTCTATCAGACTTTTTTAAAGTTATTCAGCAAGAAAAAGAAAACCAAGATAAAGAATTATATTCTCTTCTTGGTGAAGAATTTTCTACGGATAGTTTTATTGATAGTCTTTTTTCTTCAGCAAAAGAAGAGATAAAAAAAGAAAAAGTTATTGAAGAAAAAATAACAAAAATATTTGATGAGATTATATCAGATAAAAATGAAGTAATAGTTGAAGAAGAGCAAGAAGAGAAGATAATTGAAGAGGAAATAGAGGAAGAGGAAATTGTTCAAGAATCTTCCGAAGATAAATCTATCAATCAATATATTGATTTCTTAAAAGAAACAGTCAAAAATCAACCACAAGAATATCAAGAATCTTTAACAAATCCATCAAGCAAAGAAATACAAGAACTCAAAAATCTTGTATGGCAAGTGATGCGCGATGTTCGTGCTCAGGGCGGTGGTGGTGAAGTTAATCTTAGATATCTTGACGATATTGTAGGTATTGCAACTAATTCTGGTTCTTATAATGGTAAGTATTTGCAGTGGAACTCAACTACAAATGAAGCTGAGTTTGTAACTATTAATTCTGGAAATATAAGTGGGATATCTACTGGATATTATGGTAACTTTTTTGATACTACAACTCAAACAATAGTTGGGGTAAGTACTCATCAACCAGTTAGACTAAACACAACGGACCTTTCAAGTCAAGTATCAATAGCAAATAGTTCTCATATTATTGTTGCAAATAGTGGTGTTTATAATATTCAATTTTCATTACAAATAGATAAAACTACTGCTGCTGGTGCCCATATTTACGTATGGTTGAGAAAAAATGGATTGAATGTTCCAAATAGTGCAACAGAATTAGCAGTTCAGGGAACTTTTTCTGAAGTTGTTGCTGCTTGGAACTTTGTGGTACAATCTGAGGCAAATGATTATTACGAACTTGTGATAAGTGCAACAGACATTAATATACGATTAAAGGCAGTATCTGCATCAGGTGTGGTTCCAGCAATACCATCAGTTATTGTGAGTGTGGTGTCAGTATAACAAATTTGGTTTTGTGGAACTTATAAAGTAATAAATAACTAATAAATGTATTATACGAGTAATGACGCATAGACCAGTTGGGGCAGGTGCCTCATTTGCATTTACAGCAGGAACCGCAACAACTTCAACAGCATTTTCAGTTCAGTCTGATACTTTGAGAGTGATTGCGGTTGGTGGTGCAGCACACGTTGCAATTGCAGCAAGTCCAGCTACAACAGCAACTGACTACTACATTCCATCAGGAACTGCGGTAACTCTTGCATTAACCAAAGCATCTAATAGAGTAGTTGGTGTTACTACTGGAGCAACAACAATTCTTACTTTTGCAGAAGGAACTCAGGCACCATTTGGTGTTGGTGATTTTATCAGTCTAACTGCAAGTGGACAATCTCATTATGATTTCTCTCACCAAAGAGTTGCATCAGTAGATACATCTTCTGGAGTAGGTGGATATTTCCAAAGCAGAATTACCGTAAGCTATAATTCAAGTGGAATTTTGACTGCTTTTGCACCAACTGATGCTACCGCAGTTATTTCTCAAAAGATTGCTGCTTTTGGAGCAGGTAGTGGAGCACTTTATTATCAACAAGTACAAATTACCAATCAAGCATAACAATGAAACTCATCAGAGAAGAGATAGAACAGGTAGAGTTTATCGTTGAAAATCGCAACGGTAAAAAATCACTTTATATTGAAGGCGTTTTCCTTCAAGGAAACATCAGAAACCGTAATGGTCGTATGTATCCTATGGAAACTCTTCGTCGTGAGGTTCAGAGATATAATGAAAATCATATCTTGGCAGGAAGAGCTCTTGGAGAACTCGGACATCCTGATGGTCCTACCGTCAATCTTGACCGAGTTTCACATAAGATTGTTTCTTTGAGAGAAAGTGGTTCAAACTTTATTGGTAAGGCAAAGATTCTTTCTACTCCTATGGGTAAGATTGCGGAATCACTTATCAATGAAGGAGTAAAACTTGGTGTTTCTTCTCGTGGTATTGGTTCTCTGAAACTTACCAGAGAAGGAATCAATGTTGTTGGTGAAGACTTTATGCTAGCAACTGCTGCAGATATTGTTGCAGACCCTTCTGCTCCTGATGCTTTTGTTCAGGGAATTATGGAAGGTAAAGAGTGGGTCTGGGATGGTGGCGTTCTTCGTGAGAAGTATGCAACCAAGACTTATGCGAGAATTAACACTCTTGTTGATCAAAAGAAACTTGATGAGCAGAAATTAAATCTGTTCAACGATTTTCTCGCAAATCTTTAAATTATAAATAAATATAGATTTAATACAGGTAAATCGGAGAGTTCAAATGTCTCGTGGAGATCTACAAGAAATGGAAGTGGGCACTAAGCAATCCAGAACTGCTGTGAATGCGAATGCGAAAGCAGCAGATTCTATGCCAAAATTAGCTGGCGGTGCTGTCGCTGGGCAAACTGGTAGTTGGGAAGACCTTGGAGGTCCTACCCCAGAAAACTACAAACCAGATGATGATTCAGCAAAGTTAAAGACACCCGGCGCAACACTCAAGCAAGTCAGAGATGTTGTGAACAAGGGTGCTAAGGCTGCTGATTCTATGAAGAGTCTTAAGAAGGAAGATGCTGATTATGATGAAGATGAATCCCTCTTAGAGGAAAAGGAAGAGGAAGAAGAAGGTAGCAAAGAAGACGAAAAAGAAGACAAGAAGGAATATGGTAAAAAGAAACCTTCCAAATCTGAAGAAGATGATAAGGAATCTGAAATGGAAGAATCCTTCCAAATTGAAGATGATGTAAATGCTCTTCTTGGTGGAGAAGAACTCTCCGAACAATTCAAGGCAAAGGCAAAGACAATCTTTGAAGCTGCCCTGAAATCTAAAGTTAGCGAAATCAAAGAAGCACTTGAAGTTCAATATTCCGAAGCACTTGCCGAGGAAGTTGAAGTTGTTAAGGCAGATCTTAAAGAGCGTGTAGATGCATACCTTGAGTATGTATCTGATGAGTGGTTCGCTGAGAACGCACTCGCAATTGAAGGCGGTCTTAAGACCGAAATGACCGAATCATTCCTTGAAGGAATGAAAGGTCTTTTTGAAGAACATTATGTATCAATCCCTGAAGATAAATATGATGTACTTGAGAGTATGGTAGTAAAACTTGATGATATGGAGACAAAACTCAACGAGCAGATTGAGAAAAACGTTTCCCTTAACAAGCGTCTCGCAGAGTCGGTTGCTGATGGAATCTTAGATCAGGTTTCTGAGGGACTTGCTTCCACTCAGAAAGAGAAGCTCGCTTCACTTGCCGAAAGTGTTGAGTTTGAAAGTGAAGAAGAATATCGTGAGAAACTGGAAATCTTGAAGGAGTCATACTTCTCAAGAACAGTATCTCCATCTGCAAAGACTGAGACCCTTTCAGAAGGAGTAGAAGTTGCACATGAGTCACACTCAAGTTCAATGGCTGCTTATCTGAGAACTCTTTCAGCATTTGGCAAATAATTGAATTTAACATTTAATCAAACACAAACATTCACTTAAAAAGGTAAAAGCAAATGTTCCAATCCGAGCATCTGCAGGAAAAGTGGGCACCTCTCCTCAATTATGAGGGTCTTGATCCAATCAGAGATTCCCATCGTAGAGCGGTAACCGCTGTCCTGCTAGAAAACCAAGAAAAATTCCTCAGAGAATCAGCAGCATTTGATTCAGGTATCAACCTGATGGAAGCACCAACCAACGCAACTGGTACTGGTGGTTTCACCGGTGGTTCTGCTGCTGGTGGTCCTACCGCAGGTTTCGATCCAGTTCTGATCTCCTTGATCAGACGTTCAATGCCTAACCTGGTCGCATATGACCTCGCTGGCGTTCAACCAATGAGTGGTCCTACTGGACTCATCTTTGCAATGCGTTCACGCTACACCAACCAGAGCGGTAACGAAGCATTCTTCAACGAAGTTGATTCGGCATACTCCGGTATGAACTCTGCGTTTGATAACGTTGGATTTGGTAGCACCAACGCAGGTATCGGTACTACTGCACAATCCGGAACCAACCCATCAGTTCTTAACCCAACCGCAACTGCAGATCAAACTGCATACAACGTTGGTAACGGAATGCAGACTGGTGATGCAGAAGCACTTGGTGATGGTGCAAATGGCGACCAGTTCAACCAGATGGCTTTCTCAATCGAGAAAGTTACGGTTACTGCAAAGTCACGCGCTCTGAAGGCTGAGTATTCACTCGAACTCGCACAAGACCTCAAGGCAATCCACGGTCTGAATGCTGAAGCGGAATTGGCAAACATTCTCTCAACAGAGATTCTTGCTGAAATCAACCGCGAAGTTATTCGTACCATCTACAAGGTTGCTGAGCAAGGTGCAGTTCAAAACACCGCTACTGCTGGTGTATTCGACCTCGACGTTGACTCCAATGGTCGTTGGTCAGTTGAGAAGTTCAAGGGTCTTCTTTTCCAAATCGAGCGTGATGCTAACGCAATCGCACAAAGAACTCGTAGAGGAAAGGGCAACATCATCATGTGCTCTGCTGACGTTGCTTCAGCATTGACCATGGCTGGTGTTCTTGACTACACCCCTGCACTCAACGCTAACCTTAATGTTGATGACACCGGCAATACTTTTGCTGGTACATTGATGGGCAAATTCCGCGTCTACATCGACCCATATTCTGCTAACCTGACCACGGGTAACGCAACTCCAGGTAACCAGTATTATGTTGTTGGTTATAAAGGTGGTTCACCTTATGACGCTGGTATCTTCTACTGCCCTTATGTTCCTCTCCAAATGGTTCGTGCCGTTGGTGAGAACTCCTTCCAACCCAAGATTGGATTTAAAACCAGATACGGTCTGGTTGCAAACCCATTCGCAGAAGGAACCACTCAAGGTCTCGGTAGACTGCAAACCAATGCAAACCGTTACTACAGACGTGTTGCTGTTAAGAACCTAATGTGAGTCTTTCTCACAAAAGTTCTCAAGGGGGCCCAAAAGGGTCCCCTTTTTTTATCTAAATATTTAAAAAACAATGGCAACACAAATTGAGAATAGAAATTTTTTGTCACCTACAGGGTTTAAATTTCTATTAAAAAGAAGTCCCAAGGTTGCATTTTTCTGCAATGAAGCAAATATTCCAGATTTAAATCTTGGTATTGCAGTTCAACCAACATACTTAAAGGATATTGATCAACCGGGAGATAAGATAATTTTTGGAGATTTAAATCTCAGATTTCTTGTGGATGAGAATCTTGAAAATTATATGGAGATTCAAAAATGGATTCGTGGTCTTGGATATCCAGAAAATTTAGATGAGATTTATAAATTGCAGAATAATGGATTCATTAATGCAAGATATACTCAAAGTGGAATGGACATTTATTCTGATGGTACTCTTCAAATATTGACAAGTAGTTTAATTCCAAATTTTCAAATAATTTTTAAAGATCTATTTCCATATTCAATTTCAACACTATCCTTTGATGCCACTGCAACCGATGTTCAATACTTTACAGCAGACGTATCCTTCAAGTATACTATTTACAATATAGTAAATCTTTCCGGAAATCCTTATGAGCCTTGATATTGATACAATTCAAAAAATGTGGGTGGAAGATGCTAAGATTGATCCAGATAATCTTCATACAGAGTCTTTAAATATCCCCATCCTACATTCAAAATATTATGATTTATATAATACCATCACTCTCCTAAAAAAGAAAGCAGAACAACAAAAGAGAAATATTCGCCACGAACGTTATGAATACTTTACTGGAAAGGCAGATCCAGAAGTTTATGTAGAAAATCCCTTTCCCAAAAAGATACGTGATAAGGATACTTTACAAAAATATATGGATGCAGATGAGAAACTTTCGCAAGTATCTCTCAAAATTGAGTACTATGAAACTATGCTAAATTATATTGAGAGTATTCTTAAGGTAATTCAAAACCGAACTTATCAAATTAAGAATGCTATCGAATTTATAAAATTCCAGGCAGGATATGGTTGATACAGCAGATCTTATTATACAGAAATCCAACGAAGTATTTTTAAAAATAAAAACAGAACCTCACATTGAATATGAGTTGAGAGACCATTTCAAGTTTGAGGTTCCTGGTGCAAAGTTTATGCCTCAATATAGGGGTAGAAATTGGAATGGAGAAATACACCTATTTGATTGTAGATCCAAACAAATTTATGTGGGTCTTTTAGATAAAGTAATAAGTTTTTGTGAGCAGTTTAATTATACTTACAAGTTTGAAGACAATAAGTTTTACGGCCAACCCTTTGAAATAAATGAACAAATTTCATTTGAGGGTGTCAAGGATTATATGCAATCTATTTGCACTCATTCTCCTCGACAGTATCAAATAGAGGGAGTATACGATGCATTAAGACATAATCGAAAGCTATTGATAAGTCCCACTGCATCAGGCAAATCTCTGATGATTTATTCGTTAGTGAGATACTATGTAGATAAGAACGAAAAAATACTTTTAGTTGTTCCAACGACTTCTCTTGTAGAACAAATGTA